CAATATGCAATGACATTTGCCATGACAACGCCTGCTATTGAGATAGATGAGGATGAGCAGCTTCCGCTGCTTAAAAAAATAACAACCGTGGATGACTACGGAACAACTATCACAGAGAAGGAGGCTTAGTTATGAAGTATGTATATTCAGGTCCGACGTCAGGGGCAACCCTTGATGACGGCACAGAGGTGATGTTTTTCGATGGCAAAGAGGTCGAACTGCCAGAGACAAACGAGTATGTGAAAACCCTCGTTGCTCTTGGACATCTAAAGGCAGTGGCCAGTGTTCAGGAGCCAGTGGCAAGCAAAAAGACAAAGAAGGAGGTAACTGAAAATGCCAGCTAATTTTTTACACGGCGTTGAAACCATTGAGATTGAAAAGGGCGCAAGGCCTATAAGAGGCGTAAAAACCGCTGTCATAGGTCTTGTAGGAACTGCGCCTATATGGGAGGTTGATTCAGCGGATCAGACCATAAACAAGCCTGTCCTTGTTCTCAGCGACAGGGATGCATCAAAGTATTTCGGCTCTCAGAAAACAGGATACACAATCCCGCAGGCCCTCGATGCAATATTCGATCAGGGAAAAGGCATTGCAATCGTTGTCAATGTCTTTAATCCGTCAACTCACAAGACAGCAGTAACAAGCGAGCAGAAGACATTTGGCACAGATAATACCCTCACCCTTGCACATGAAGGCGTTGCAAACGAGGTTGTAAAGAATACTGCTGGCACAGTTACATATGTTAAAGGCACAGACTATACGATTGACTCCAAGACAGGCAAGATCACAAGAAAGACAACAGGCGCAATAACATCAGGCCAGACAGTAAGCGTTTCATATGATTATGCAGATCCGTCAAAGGTTGTTGCATCAGACATCATCGGAACTGTAGACGCATCAGGAAACCGCACAGGCATGCAGGCATGGAAGGACTGCTATAACCTTATGGGGTTCTTCCCAAAGATAATGATAGCGCCTTCATACTGCACACAAAACAGCGTAGCATCAGAGCTCAATGTCCTTGCATCAGCATTAAGGGCAATTGCAATGGTTGATGCGCCAATAGGCACTACATACTCTCAGGCAATAGCAGGCAGGGGGCCAGACGGGACCATCAACTTCAATTACTCATCAGAGAGAATGGTTCTTTGCTATCCGCACTTAAAGAGGTATGACCTTGCAACTGACACAGAGGTCCTTGAGCCATTTAGCCAGAGGCTTGCAGGGGTTCTTGCTGCAAAGGATGTTGAAAAGGGTTACTGGTGGTCTCCTTCTAATACTGAGATAAAGGGCATTACAGGGGTTGAGAGGAATCTCTCGGCAATGATCAATGACCCGAACTCAGAGGTAAACATTCTCAACGAAAACGGCATCACAACGATATTCAATTCCTTCGGTACAGGGATAAGGACATGGGGCAACAGGTCAGCTGCATGGCCATCGGTGACGCATCCAAAGAACTTCATTAATGTCCGAAGAACTGCGGATGTGCTTCATGAGAGCATCGAATACTCAATGCTTCAGTTTATTGACTTCCCGATCAATCAGGCATTGATAGATGCGATCACCGAGAGCGTGAATGCATTTATCAGGACACTGATAGGCAGAGGGGCGTTGATAGACGGCAAATGCTGGTATGACACGGCAAAGAATCCTGTAACCGAGATTGCGCTTGGACATCTCACCTTTGACATTGAGTTTATGCCGCCAACGCCTGCTGAGAGGATAAGCTTTGAGAGCTTCATAAACATAGAGCTTCTGAAAAAGTTAGGAGGTAAATAATGGCAAAGATAGAAATCAACAGATTAACAAATGCAAATGTGTATGTGGACGGCAACAGCTTTCTTGGCAGGGCAGAGGAGATACAGCTTCCTCAGATCAAGCACAAGATGGCAGAGCATAAGGCCTTGGGCATGGCAGGGAGCTCTGAATTTTTCTCAGGAATCGAAAAGATGGAGTGCAAGATCAAATGGGCCAGTCTCTATCCAGATGTGATGAAGAAGGCATCGAACCCATTCAAGACAGTCCAGCTTCAGGCAAGGGCGTCCCTTGAGACATACTCCGGACAGGGAAGGACTAAGGAGGTCCCTGTTGTTGTATATCTCACAGGGGCCTTTAGGGAATTCCCCCTCGGAAATTTCAAACAGCATGACAATGCAGAGTTTGAGACAAGCCTTTCTGTCTATTATGCCAAGCTTGTTGTAGATGGAACGGAAATCTTCGAGATAGATGTCATCGAAAACATCTATAAGGTTGATGGAGTGGATGTGCTTGAGACATACAGAACCAATATCGGAGGGTGATAGATGAAGATAAAAAAGAAGCAGGCTGAATCATTCTCGTATAACGAAGTCGAGGTAAGAGAGCCTCTGGTAGAAGACCTCATAGCTGCTGAGCGCATTGCAGGCACTGACCAGGGCATGAAGTATGCCCTGGCTGTGCTTTCCCAGATAGCGACATTTGACGGGAAGAGTCTTTTACCCGAGGACTTGAGGAAGCTCAGGGTAAGGGATTTTTTCGGATTAGCAAGGGCAATAGAGGGCTTTGGCTTGGAGGAACTGGCAAAGGAGTTATTGTCCTCACAAGAGAAGGGAGGTTCAGCTTAGAGGATGTGAGGAAGATGACCGTATCAGAGTTCAGCTACTGGCTTTCTACCCTGACAGAGCTTCTTGAGGAGATAAAGCCCGCAGAGGAGCCATAGATAAGGACGGATGACGGCAAGATACAGGACAAATGAGATGACAGCAAAGACAAGGAACAAAAGAGGGATTGAAAGGATATAGATGAATACAATGTTTTCCATAGGAATAGCATTACACCTTCTGGACAGATTGTCAAGCCCTATGAAGCCTGTTACGCAGACAATGGACAGCCTCTCAAGGTCTCTTAAGTCTTTATCTGCATCGTGCGATCAGTTCAGCAGGGGTTTTGCTGTGATGACAAAAACTCTTGAAAAGGCAAGGGCTCCATTTACAGAGATAAGGAATCAGGCAGATAAGTTAAAAGATATTGGAAAGTCAATGGCATTAAAGGGCGGTGCAAGCATGATGTTTGGACTTGCTCCAAGCGTTGACGCAGCAGGCTTTGAAAAGGGAATGGCAGAAGTCGCAACCCTTACAGATATGGGCATTAAGGAGTTCCATGATAAGTATGGGAAGCAGATTATTGATCTTTCTGTTGATCTCGGTCAGGACCCGGCATTGGTTGTAAGGGGCATGTATCAGGCAATATCAGCAGGCGTTGATCCAAAAGAGGCTGTAGAGTTTATGAGGAAATCAGGGCAGGCAGCAATAGCAGGCGTCTCTGACATATTCACATCAACAGACCTTTCAACATCTATTAAAAACGCATTTAATGTGCCTATGTCTGAGATGGGAGGGGTTAATGACATTATCTTTCAGACGGTCAGGAAGGGCAAGACAACATATACTGAGATTGCAGGCAGTTTTTCGCAGGTTGGCGCTTCTGCTGCATCAGCAGGCATATCGCTTGAGCATGTCCAGGCAGCAGTCGCACAGATGACGCTCGGCGGTGTAAAAACAGAGAGGGCTTATACATCTCTGAAGTATGCAATAGACGCACTGGTTGCGCCCTCTGATTCAGCAAAAAAGGCATTCGCAAAACTGGGATTGGAGGTCAATGCAGAGACAGTGAGGCAGAAAGACCTTATGGGTGTGATGGATGAGCTCATGCAGGCTATGAGTGGCCTCAGCGAAAATGAACAGGCAGAGCTTATATCAGATATATTTGGCTCGCAGGAAGCACAGATGTTCGTCAAAGACTTCGGGACGAATACAGAGAAATACAAGGCAATGCTCAAAGACATAAAGAACTCTACAGGCGTGACAAACGAGGCATACAAAAAGATGGCAGAGACATCTGCTCATCAGTTTGAAAAGGTGAAGCAGTCCTTTAAGGCGATAAGGATTGCAGCAGGGGCAACGATACTGCCTGTCATTAATGTGATGCTCGGCGCAATAAAGTCGATATTGACACCTATAGCCAATTTTGCACAGAGGCATAAATTGCTTTCTGGCATTCTTTTGGGCGGGGCAATTGCGATATCGGCAGTTGTTGCGGCTCTCGGAGTGCTGAGCATCGCTGTAGGCATGGCAATTAAGGGTTACACAAACATGAGGATAGCTGCTTCACTCTTCACGACCCATAAATGGAGGATGATAACCGCTGTAAAATCAATGACTGCTGCGCTGCTGCCAAATATCAAGGCAATGGTTGCATGGACAGCGAATATTGCAAGGGTATCTTTTGCAGGGATGCTGTCTGGACTCAAGGCTGTAGCAGTGAGTATCAGGGCTTTCAGCCTTTCTGCAATTGCAGGGATAAGGGCTGTGAGTATTGCAATGCTTACCGCCCCTGTCGGATGGATAATCATGGGTGTGTCTGCACTTGTCGGCGCCGGGTATCTCCTTTATAAAAACTGGGATAAGGTAAGCAAGGCATTGTCAGGGGCATGGAGCTGGCTAAAAGAGAATTGGAAAAAGGTCCTGAATGTATTCCTCCGGGTCAATCCGATTACTGCGCCGGTTATGGCTCTCAATAAGCTTGTGAAATTCGTTTTTGGAATGAATCTTTTCGAAGCAGGAAAGAAGATATTGCAGACACTCTATCAAGGCATGATGTCATTCATAAATAAGCCTGTTGAGGCAATAAAGGGACTCGTTCAGAAGATGAGGAATCTTCTGCCATTCTCCCCTGCTAAAGAGGGGCCTTTCAGGGATTTGCACAAAATCAGAATCATAGAGACAATTGCAGAGACAATAAAGCCTACGCCTGTATTGACGGCTATGGGCAGAGTAATGTCAGCCACAAGGCAGGCAATACTGCCGTCTATAGGAATTCAAGGGGGCAGGGATCCGAGGATTCAAGGCGGAGTAGCCGGTTCTGTCACAGTGAATTACAACCCAACTATCACCATCAACGGCGCATCAGCACAGGCGAAAGAGGACTTTGCAGCCATGCTGAAAAAGCACCAGCACGAGCTTATGAAGTTAATACAGGATGCACAGGCTAAAAATATGAGGCTGGCATACTGATGTTTGCACAGCTTGGAGACATAAGGTTTGACCTGATCACTTACTTTGACGGGCTCAATGCCTCAAAGAAGATTGACTATGCTGAGCATGCGACAATCGAGGGAAAGCCCAAGCTTCAATATATCGGAGAGGCACTGGAGACAATAAACATAAAACTCAATTTCCATGCGAGTTTCTGCGATCCTGCTGCCGAGGTGAAAAGACTCAAAGACGCAGCGGCAAAATATGAACCGCTGCATTTCGTCTTTGGAAATGGAACATACAAGGGCAATTATGTGATAGAGGAGATAAACGACAATGTCCAGCAGACATTCAATGAGGGGACCCTTATAGCAATAGATATAGAGGTAAAACTGAAGGAGTGGGCTAAGGATAAAGCGATAACAACAAAAAAGGCAAAGACTGCAAAAAAGTCGGTTAAGAAGAAAGAAACTAAGCCAGCAAAAAAGAGTGATATAACGCCAGGCTCTATAGTGAGGCAGAAATGAGCGAGTTTTATGAGCATATAACAAAAGAAGGTGACAGGTGGGATTTAATTGCATATCAATATTATGGAGATGCGACAATGTATGAGACGATTATCGCCGCCAATCCTGATGTGGCGATAACGCCCATCCTGCCGTCAGGGATAAAGCTCAAAGTGCCTGTTATAGATACGAGCAATCTTATACCAGCAGAGGAGTTACCGCCGTGGAAAAGGCCATAGACAAGGTAAGAAAGCCAGTATTCTTTTTAGAATATGAACAGAAAGACATCACAGCTTACATATCGCACTTGGTCCTCTCTGTTACTTACACGGACCATGAACACGGAAAATCAGACGAGATAGACATACAGATTGAGGACAGGGATAATCTCTGGAAATCCTCGTGGTATCCGACAAAAGGCGATGTCCTGACGCTAAAGATTGGCTATGAAGGAGAGGGGCTGCTTCCGTGCGGAGGCTTTGAGATAGACGAGATAGAGCTATCGGCCCCTCCTGACGTTGTGTCTCTAAAGGCTCTCGGAACAAATATCAAAAAGGCTTTAAGGCAGGAAAACACAAAGGCATATGAGAACAAGACCCTTAAACAGATTGCCTCTGAGATTGCAGGGAATCACGGCCTTGAGATCGTCGGAGAAATTAAAGACATCAAGGTTAAGCGGATTACGCAAAAGCAGGAAAGAGATATAGCATTTCTTAAAAGAATAGCTGAGGATTACGGATATGCCTTTAAAATTACGGATGGCAAGCTGGTCTTTTATGAGATTGAAAAACTCGAATCGGCAAATACAGTCTATGTGATAGACCGTAAAGACATGAGTTTCTTCAGCCTCAGAGACAAGACGCATGATCTCTATAAAGCTTGCGAGGTCTCGTATCACGACCCGAAGGGGAAAAAGCTCATAACGCATACTGTCAAGGCAGACGGAATCGTAAAGGGCGATACCTTGAAGATTAACGAGAGATGCGAAAGCAAAGAGCAGGCAATTGTAAAGGCAAAGGCAGCATTGGCAAAGAAGAACGGGCTTCAGACAGAGGGATCTGTCACAGTCATAGGTAATCCGAAGCTTGTGGCAGGGTCAAACATCGAAATTACAGGGCTTTATACGCTGAGCGGAAAATATCATATAAAATCCTCAAAACATACCATTGACAGGAGAACAGGATATAAAACTGAAC